AGTTCATCGAATGATCTTGAAATGCTTACTGAGCTGACCAAACTTGAGAGGTCTACCGCGTTTACAGTAAGAACCACTCCGTTGCTTAGATATACTGACACGGCTTATTCCTCATCTTTCTTGGTTGATTTTGTTTCTGGCTTAGAAGCAACCTGACCGATTTTAATCAGGAAGGCTTCGTTCTCTTTTTCCCATTGTGCTAAATCGGTCATGATTTAACTCCATTCCGTAAGTGTGCTGATTGCAATGTCGCAAGCCAGCAAGTCTCCTGTTGGCAGGTTCAGCACCTTAGGGCTGGACACGCTGCCTACATTGAACACGATTGTTGAGGCATCCAAGAGCTGAAAGACTCGAACCACATCATCTTCAATTCCTGCAAGGTTTCCCTGATTGTCCAGTAATGGCACAAGGATAGTAATAGTAAAGTTGGCTAATGGCGCTACTGATGTGCGGTCATTGTTAGTCGGCGTGATGTATGGATCAGCAGGGCTCAAAATAAGGCTGTTAGCAATTGGTGTCGCTGGTGGAAATGAAAATACTGACCACTTGGTATTGTCAGTAAGTGCCGAAGCTATAGAAGCTCGTAGGGTGGTTATTGCTGGCATCAGCCCACCATTGAGTTAGGGCTTAGGTAAGGTGCAAGTAAGCCACGAACGCGAGCCATAAGCTGATTAGACATGGTGTAAGGGCTTGGTGCGTAGCCGTCAATAGATACGCCTTGACCTGTTGGTGCTTGACGTGCTTGCCAGATAGCCACGCTAATCATGAGGCTTGCTTCCTGTACTGCTGGCTTGCTTGAGTAATCTGTATAAGTAGTTGCCGCTACCTGACCATAAGGGTAAATTGGGTGAAAAGTCTTAACGACATTAGCCGCATGAGTTGTTGTAATGTCAATGCTTTTTCCATTGACTGCATTGACTGTCTTTGAGCCGTTAAAAGCTGATCCACAACCTGTGACTGTAATTGTCTGCCCGACATAGAAAACGTCCTCAACGTAATCGTTGAAGTATAAGACCCCTGCTGTGCCGTTATTAGAATGACCTGTTGCTGGAAGTACGTTTGTCCATAGAAAAGGCAACAAGACATCATCAGAGGCATCGCAGACTGACTGCAATACGGCATCAGTATAGAGAGTTCCAATACCTAGTGCGGTACGAAGCTCTGCGACTGTTGTGATGCTCATTGTTATCCTTTCTAAAGACTTGGCGGGCTACAAGGGCTCTGGTAACCCGCCAAGCGACTTAGGGTGTTATCAGGTTAGGTTAAACCAGTTTGCGCCAGCCGCTAACTTAGTGGCAAGTGCGCCCTGACCGAATAGTAGAATATCTACAGTTCCGTCAGAGTTAATGTTTGTACGAAGTTGCTGACGAGCGCCCTCATACCATGTGTAAGCATCTGGGTTAATTACAGCCATTGAGTAATCGGCTGTGCCAACTCCGCCAGAACCCTTCATGTAGCGAGATACGCGCAAGTCAAGTCCGGCTACGTTGCCGCGCAAACTTGTAGGTGATAGCGCTCCGGCATTATTTTGAGGATTTGCAGCAATGTAAATTGGGCGTCCTGCATCGTTGTACGACATAATGTTAGCCCATTGTTCTGGAGTAACAATCATGTTGCGCGCAAAGCCAAGTGATGCAGAATAAACTGCCGCTGCTGCGCTTGCAACATAACTTAACAATCCTGTTGCTGAATTAGCCTGTGCTGTTGCGTTAAGTGTTCCTGCGCCCTGAATTGCTGTAGTTACAAACTCTTCTGTATCTTTAGCATAGGCATATTCCATTTGGACAAGCAGTTCATCAAGGAATGCAGGTGTTGAGTTTGTAAGAAGTTCAAGAGTGGTAATTGCGCGACCCTTAAATGACTTCTTTGTAACTGTAATAAATGATGCTTCAAGTTGTGACTCTGTTACTGCGCCATTCTCGTCAATCTGGTCAACAAGAGGAACTTCAGTAATCTTTGGCAACTCGAATGTTTTTCCAAACTCTGGCATTGTGCCACGAGAGACCGAATCAATCATCGGACGATCTGCGTTGGAAAGGAAGTTGAGGAGCTGTGTGCTTTGTGGTGTTGGGATAAATCCTGCACCTGTTGTCTGATCGTTGTCAGCAGCGCGTAGCCATTGACGTGATTCATCGTCACCAAAGACATTAGCCTTAAGTGTGTTTTCCAAGTAATTGCGCTTTGTAACTTCAATTCTTGGTGTTGTGTACATCATTGCCTGAACAGTAGGGCGAGCAGCTTCCACAGCCGCAGCTTCTACTGGTGTTGCTTCGACTGCTGGAGTGGTTGATTCTTCCACGGGGGCTGTCTCGCTTTCTGTAGTTGGAGTTTCAGCAGGGGTAACTTCCTCTGCTGCGATCTCTAGAACTTCCGCAGACTTAAACGCCGCTTCTGTGACTAGAGAAACTTCTTTTAACTTCGCCGCTGTTACGACTGTGTAGCCATCGCGTGATGGCTTAGATGAAATAATCTCTGCGCCGATTGACAAGCCAGACACAAGCCCTTCCTGTGCCATGACAAGCGCATCGTTGCCACCTGATGAACGTGACAACTTAAAGGTTGCATAAATGCCATCTTCGCGGACTTCTGCCGAAGTCATGCGACCAACTGGCTTCTTCATGTCGTGTTGTGACAGCAGCTTAATCTTTGTCGGATCAGCAATTTCGATAGAGCCAGCAGCAAATGTGTATGCGCCTAGATTGGTCTGTCCAATTTCACCAGTTCCCATTGGCACGATTTTGCCAGAGATTTCGCGGCGTTCTTCGCTGCACTCAATAGAGGCGGCTTCGATGTACAAGGTTTCCATTATATTGTCTCACTTCCGTTTGGGGTTAAATCTTCCATTTCCATCGCTTGTTCAGTTGTAATTAGTTGAAGTTCAAGCATCTTCTCAATTACAAGAAGTCGCTCCATTGGTTCTGTACGAAGGAATGAATCATCAAGTGCAAACTTGACATAATGCCCTGCGGTTGAGATGTCATCCATAGATAAGCGAGATTCAATAGCAGAAATGTAAGGTTGGAAAGCCAAAGCAACTAGCTGCTTTCTTTCATCTAAGATATTGGCGTAAGTCATAGATGTGTTCTGATCTGCTGACACATAGTAAGCAGGTATGCCGCAGAGGCGAGCAATTTCTGTGGCTAGGTTCTGGATTGCTTCGTTGTACATCATATCTTTAGGTGAGAACTGTGTGCCTTGGAACTCAAGAGTGCTAGTTAAGTAGGCAGTTGAGTTGTTTTGACGGCTGCGCTTCCAAGCTGCCAAAAGTCCAGAGACCTCGGCAGGTGGTAGGTCTGCTCCTGTGTTCTTCAATATGCCAGAAGCCATTGGTGTAGCTGAAGCAATAGCAGCAGCCTTGTTAATGTCAATCGCTGACTGGATAGTACGAGAGCCAGCATTAAGTATGCCTTCGTTAAAGGCTTGGAACGTTACGAGTGATCCTAAACCTGACATTGGGCGAGGTGAGCCATCCACATAGTATTGTGTTACATACACGTTGTGCACATCTAGGTCAAAGGTGACGCGTGTGTTAGATACCCACTCGAAAGAAGCGCCCCTTCCATCTTCCTGATAAACCTCAACAATTTCGAGAAAGGCTTGACCATACATAAGAAGACTGTCAACCAACCAGCTTATTGTTACAAATTGTGGCTGTGACTTGGAAAGTTGGTGAACCCAACGTGGCGCAGGAATATCCTCGCCTGTGGACTTCTTCTTATACTCAAGAGGAATTGTGCCAACTGTGCAAAGTAAATCGCGGCATCTTTTAAGAGCTGGAACGCTCATAGCGTCGCGGCGAGAGATAACTGGGAAGGTGAAGCTGTAAATTGAGTTAAGGTTATCGCCCATAATGTGCGGGGCGGCTTGTGCTTCAATTACTTGTGGCTTACGCGAAAAGAGACCCATAGGTCGCAATTATACACTACATATAGATTATTCTGTGTATATAGCCGCTACCTGTTGTGGTTTGTAAAGCATGTGAACAACCATGGCTGTAGCAATCGCTCCAGAGACATCGCCCGCGCTCTTGCGTTTAACAATGCGCCAAGCCGAATCATTAACCTTGGCTGCGCAGTTATTCATTTGCTGAATCCAGTTTTCCTGACCCGCATGCACAAGCCTCTTTGAGTTAAGACTGTCATTAAGGTCTCCGCAAGCCTGATAGAAGGAAGCGCCAGAGATGTCCTGCACAATCTGTCCAGCGTTTGAGAGTTTGTCCGCAATTGACTGGGCTGTGTACTTGTCGTAGCAGATTTGCCTTGGGCGATATTGGTCAGCCCATGCCTTGATGTCCACGGCAATCTTTAGATCATCTACAGAGACCTGTGATTCCCATGTCTGTAGGATTCCAACTCCAATGCGACCATCTGGGAGTATTTGCCCAGCAACCAGACTTGCATTACGGCGAGACGGACTGACATCAAATGCAAATACTGTATAACCGCCCACAGGAATCGTGAGTGTTGAGTCGCTCGTTTCCTCAAGGATTCCATGAGCCCACGGAGAAGCAAGAGAGTCAATCCATTGGCAGAGCAGCTCTGTTCGAGTATTTTCAATAGGACTTGTCGCAACGGCTTCTTCAAGGGCTTCCTCCGTAATCGTATAGCCGAGTGCTGGGTTTGCCATCGCCCAAGCC